AGGAGAAGCTAGTGGAGATAATTGACAACAAAGCGGTTGTGCTACGCACACGCAACCCTGCTAAGTACAGCATCATTCCGAAGCACAAGATTCTCAGTGAGATCGATGGCGTGTATGAGGTGGCGGTGTACTGGGGTCTTGACGAGTCCCGAGTCCTCAAGAATCTAGGTGTCAAAGAGATACGTTCGCCCATCACTGGGCGCTACGACTGGCCGGGCAAGTTCACGCCGATGGACCACCAGATTGAGACAGCAGCATTCTTGACAATGAACCGCAGAGCGTTCTGCTTTAACGACCCCGGCACCGGCAAGACGCTCAGTGCGCTGTGGGCGGCAGACTACTTGATGCAGAAGAAGGAAGTGCGGCGTATCTTGATTCTGTGTCCACTGTCAATCATGCACAGCGCGTGGATGGGGGACATCAACAGAAGCGTGATTCACCGTAGCGCAGTTGTGGCACATCATGCACAGGCATCCAGACGCATAGAGATGATTCAGCAGGACTACGAGATCGTGATTGCAAACTATGACGGCCTCGGCCTAATTGCGCAGGAGATAACCAATGACGGGCGCTTTGATCTGGTCATCGTGGACGAAGCCAATGCGTACAAGAACCCGTCTACGCGGCGATGGAAAGCGTTGGCGGCAATCATCAAGCCTGAAACGTACTTGTGGATGATGACGGGTACACCCGCCTCACAGTCTCCTGTCGATGCGTACGGCCTTGCCAAGCTGGTCAACCCCGGTGGCGTGCCCAAGTTCCAGACAGCATGGCGCGACAAGGTAATGAACAAAATAACCATGTTTAAGTGGGCACCAAAAGTCAACGCTAATGAGCTGGTATTCAACGCACTTCAACCAGCAGTACGTTTTACAAAAGACCAGTGCCTTGATCTGCCGCCTGTCGTGACTGTGACCCGTGAAGCGCCTATGACTCCGCAGCAGAACAAGTACTACAAGCTGCTCAAAGAACAGATGATGGTGAGCGCGGCGGGGCAGACAATCAGCGCAGTCAATGCGGGCGTGGCGGTGAACAAGTTGCTCCAGATCAGTTGCGGCGCGGCCTACACCGATGACAAGGAAGTGGTTGAGTTTGACGCTGGCCCACGCTTGGCGGTGCTGGATGAAATACTGGAGGAGACATCACGCAAGGTCATCATCTTTGCCATGTTCCGCAGCAGCATAGAAACCATAGTCACCCACCTACGCAAGCAGGGCTTCGGCGTGGACCAGATTCATGGTGACGTGTCAGCAACAAAACGAGGACACATCATCAACGACTTTCAGACGCAACCAACGATCAGGGTGCTGGTCATGCAGCCCCAAGCAACGGCCCACGGGATTACCCTAACAGCGGCTGACACAGTTGTCTTCTTTGGTCCATTGATGTCTGTAGAGATGTATACGCAGTGCATTGCAAGAGCTGACAGGAAAGGCCAAAACTCAGAAAAAGTCACTGTGGTTCATATCGAGTCAAGCCCAATCGAGCGCCGTATGTTCAAAGCCATGCAGGGCAAAGTTAGCGACCACTCGTTGCTCGTTGGCATGTTCGACCATGAAATAAAAAATTAAATGAAAGGAGTTGCAAATTGCAAAAACGTGTGTAAACTGTCCAACCTTGTACAACAATAAACGGAGAAGCAAATGACAGATGACGAAACAGAAGAAGCGCCCGCACAGGCTGCTTCAAGTGACCAACCAATTGTCCCAATGGACAAGCTGGCGCGGGTGTACCGCAAGATGCAAGCAGAAGTGCAGCGTCTGACCACCGAGTACGAGACTCAGATCGAAGCCATTAAAGTGCAGCAAGAGGGTGTAAAGATAGCGCTCAAAGATCAGATGCTCAAGCTCGGCATCGCATCGGTGCGAACCGACAGCGGTACGGTCACGCTTTCTACAAAGACGCGGTACAACACAAGTGACTGGGACTCTTTCAAAGAGTTTGTAAAACAGCACGATGCCCTCGACCTGTTCGAGAAACGCATCGCACAGACCAACATGGGAACTTTTCTTGAAGAGAACCCCGGCGCTGTACCTGCTGGCTTAAACACAGTCACAGAGTATTCAATTTCAGTTCGTAAACCAACCAAGTAAAGATGACAACATATCCACTAGAACACAACCCGATTGTTTCGGGCGTGCAAGAAGGATTCAAGACGGAAGCTGAAGCTATCGCTGTATGGCGGACGCTTAAAAACCCGTATGAATTCAAAGTCAAATACATAACGACCCCGTTAACGGGCGATGTCATTGCGGTTGTCTTTGAAAAGGGCAACCCAGATGACTACAAAACTTTCTATAAATTCGGTGAAATCAACTAAGGAAATCAAAATGAGCAACGTAGCATTATTCAATCCGTCCCAAGTCCCTGCGCACGTAAAAGCGCGGGGCGAACTGTCAGCAATTGCCAAAGCCCTTGCGGGTGGCGGTGGAGCAGCCGGTGGCAAGCGTGTGTCTATCAAGGGCGGTGTGTTCCGTCTTATCAGTGGCGGCAAAGAAGTTGCTGCAATCGAAGAGCGCTACTTAGATGTGGTCGTGGTCAACGCCGCGCCAAACGTGTCCCGCGTGTTCTACGGAGCCAAGTACGATGCTGACAAGGTGGCCGCACCTGACTGCTGGTCTGCCGATGGTGTAGCGCCTGACGCCGCCGTAAAAGACAAGCCCGCCGCCAAGTGTGATGCTTGCCCCAACAACATCGCTGGCTCAGGCCAAGGTAACAGCCGTGCTTGCCGCTACCAACAGCGTTTGGCTGTCGTGCTAGCGAATGACATGGGCGGTGATGTGTTGCAGTTGACTGCACCAGCAACTTCGGTCTTCGGTAAAGAAGACGGCGATAAGCGCCCACTGCAAGCGTACGCTCGTTGGTTGGCTGCGCAGAACATCGACCCGTCCGAGGTCATCACCCGCATGAACTTCGACACCAAGTCTGAGTCCCCCAAGCTGTTCTTCAAACCAATGCGCTGGATTGACGATGACGAGGCTCCGATCATCAAGAAGCAAGGCCAGACAGCCGATGCCAAAAACGCAGTTGCCATGACTGTGTTTAAGAACGACACGGCCAGCGTGGCCGCACCAATCGATGTGCCGGGCAAGCGCCCTGCTAAAATGGAGGCAGCGGCTGACGAAGATGAAGAGCCAGTGGTTCGCAAAGAAGAGAAGAAACCAAGCGCTGTGCCAAAGGCCAAGGCCAGCCTTGCCGAGATGGTTGACGATTGGGACGAAGCCTAAAAGGAGTTACGGGGGGAAAGCGGATGCTGGATTGTGTTAATGGATTCTGTTGAGCACAGAAAATTTGGTGTGTTATGCGCTTGACAAAGAAAACAACATCCAGCGCAGCGAGTACCCCCACCTAATACACATATGGCCTACTCACAACAAGTTATAGACACGGTATCTAAGTCTCCCAAGACGCTGGGCAACCAGCTTGGGCGCTGGGCCGTGCATCTGGACTTCCCTGTCACCAAGATCGCGTACGCCTCTGGCGCATCGCGGCAGACCATCTACAACTGGTTTGGTGGCGGTGAAGTCTTCGTTGCGTACCGCTCAACGGTCAACGCACTCTTAAAAATAATGCAATCGTCCAGCACAGCGGACGAGGCTTGGAGAAAAACATGCAAAGTATTCGACCTTCCCAACTGACAGATGAAGAACTCCTGCGCCAAGTCTATTTGATGGGCAACGAGATGCTGCCCAAAGAGTGGGTTGAGGAGCTGTGCGTTCGCATAGCCCTGCTTATTGACGACAAAACAGCACGACAACATAGCCATCAAGAAGGCTTTGAAGAAGGCTTTGAAGCTGGTGTAAATCACGCGAACGACCAAGAACTGAAATAAAACTTAGGACGACTATGACACCCGCTGAATTTCTAGCGGTGGTTTTACCGTCTCCGGGTCTTGGCCTGTACTGCGCGGTAGAACTCACAAAGAAGAAGGAGCACTTTTATGCGGAGACAATTTATGACCTAATCCCCAAGATAGACGCATGGACAGCCGCGTCATACGATGTGTTCTATGGGGTAGCTGCCTTCGACACGAAGCGCGGCGCAGATAACGCGCAGTTCGTTAAGTCGTTCTTTATTGACATGGATGGTTACGCCACCAAGAAAGACGCGGCCAACGCACTCATAAAGTTCATGCAGGACACTGGGCTGGCAGAACTGGGAACGCCGTGGATTGTTGATTCCGGTGGTGGGTTGCACGCTTACTGGCCTTTGGACGCAGACATCCCTGCCGCTATATGGCGACCTGTTGCTGAGAACTTCAAGCGCTTATGTGCTCAGTTCAACTTCAAGATCGACATGACGGTGACAGCGGACTTGGCGAGGATTCTGCGAGTCCCCGGCACGTTCAACATGAAGGCCAAGTACGACAAGCCGCGCCCTGTTCGCATACTGCAAGAGGGCGACATCTTTAATCTGGCGGCGTTCTCTGGCGTTGTGTACCAGCATGTTGAGGAGAAGTACGAAGCGCCCGAGCCAAAGATCGACCTGCCGGGTCAGCGCCCACAGCGCGTTCAAGGCGCGGCACAGGTGAACATGCTATCCAATAGCGTGACTTTGTTTGCCAACGTGGAGCCACACTGCGCTCAGATAGCCGACTACAAGAAGACCGCTGCCGAAGACGGCAAAGAACCAGTATGGCGTGGGCTGCTGTCATGGGCCAAGGTCTGCCAAGACGGCGATGCGAAAGCGCTGGAGCTGAGTGCCATGCACCCATACCCAGAAGAGCGTATGCGCCAGAAGCTGGCCGAGATCAAAGGCCCGTATCCCTGTACGAAAATGGACAGCGAGAACCCCGGAATCTGCACTGGTTGTAAGCACTGGGGCAAGATAACCAACCCGCTGGTGCTGGGGCGGGAGATCAAGGAAGACAACACCGAGAAAGTCATTCAACTGACGCCCCCAGTGTTCGACACCGAGTTCGATGAGGAAGCTGAATTTAACTCCGAAGATGCGTACGAACCCGAAGATTTAACACTTCCAAGCGCAGCATCTGTCACACGGCCTGTCCCACCACGGGGCTACAGCTATGGCGAAAACGGCGGCGTGTACTGCGTCAAGAGCGAGGAAGATGAGGAAGGCAAGAAAGTCAAGAAGAGCATCCAGTTAGTTCCCTACGACTTGTTTGTGGTTGATCTGTTGAAGATGGAGAACGACCACTTGGTGCACATGGCCGTTGTACGACCTGAAGGCGTGCAGACGCTCAACTTCCCACAGAAGTCCATTGTCAGCAAGGACGAGACGCTGAAGTGGCTGGCCAGTCAGAACATTGTGGCTACATTTGCAGGGCACGACAAGATTCTGTACGAGTATGTCCGCGCTTGCGTGGGCGAGGCCAGCCAGAACCGCAAGCCGATCACCGTGCCGTCCCAGTGCGGTTGGCAGGACGACAACTCTTTTGTGTACAACAACCGCGTGTTCACACCGGACGGACGGGAGACACAGGTTCCCATGCCCGGATTGGAGAACATCAACCGCAATACAAACGGGCGCGGCAGTCTGGCTAAGTGGCGGCAGTTGTGGCAGACAATCTTTGTGGACAGGCCGGACATGGACATAGCGCTGGCGCTGTGCATAGACTCTTTCGGTGCGCCTCTCATGCGTTTTACTGAGTATGAGGGCTTCGTCTGGCACATTGGTTCGCAGTGGTCTGGTACAGGTAAATCACTGGTGCTGAGCGCCAAGGCTGGCGTGTGGGGTAACACACTGCGCTACAGGACGGGTAAGAGTACATCGCCCGTGGCTATGCAGCAACGCGCTGGCTTGCTCAAAAGTTTGCCCCTGCTGATTGACGAGATCACGAGCACGCAGCGCGTGAACATGGAGTGGGCACCCGCTTTCATCTTTGACTACGCCGAGGGTCAGGGCAAGGAGCGGATGGAGTCTGGGGCCAACAAGGAGCGCATAAACAACAGCAACTGGGCATCAACTTGTACGATGACTGGGAACGAGAAGCTGACCGACTACATGGCTGGGGCACGCAAGCATAGTTCGAACGGCGAGTTGCTGCGGATGCTGGAGTGGAGCCCGCACACAAAACTTATCTGGACTCCCGAAGAGCGCAACACGTTGCTGGAACTCAAACGGAACTACGGCGTGGCGGGTGAGGCTTGGGTGCGCTGGTTGGCCAAGAACCAGAAGACTGCTGAAGAAGTTGTGGGCAAAGTGCATGCACACCTAAAGAAAGTCATGAACTTCACGGACGATGAGCGGTATTGGCACGCTGGCTGCACAACAACTGTAGCCGCTGCGGTGCTGCTGCGCGCAGAGCACTCTGGCATTCTGGATGTTGAGGTCAACAAGATTATTGCTGCGCTGCTCAAGTTGGTTAAGACGGCGCGTGGTGTTATGACCAGCAGCGTACGCTCGGCTGAAGATGTGCTCAACGCGTACATTGGCGACAACTACGGCAACTTCATTGTGATTCGCAAAGTCGATGGCATCGTGATGACGGGCTGGGGCGATGGCGACGGCACTAAGGACTTCTCTATAACCCGTTCAAAGGTGCTTGGGCGCGTAGAGCATGGGATGGCAACGCAGGGCTACCGCGAGTTCTATGTTGAGGAGCAACTTATGAAAAAACACTGCGTCACAATGAGCTTCGGGTATGACGAGTTCAAAGCGCAGATGGAGACCCTGTTCCGCGTGACCTACACCAAGAAAGACATGCTGGCTCGAACCAACGGCCCAAGCATGCGGGTCAACGCCATGCACGTCAGCTTTAAGAACGAGGTCTTTGATGGAAATAAAGTATCCGTGGGCGAAGCTAAAGAAGGGTGAGGGCTTCTTTGTGCCGGGGCTGGACACAGAAAAGGTAAGGGAGGCGGGCTTACGGGCCTCGCTCCCCTACCGGATTTCCGTCAAAGCCGCGCCGGGTATCAAAAACGGTTTGGTAGGAGTCTGGTTTTATCGCTTGCCTCCCTGTAAAAAGTAGACAGCCCAATCTGAATCTTCTTGATCGCGTCCAGTTGCTTGCGCTTCTCCTCAGCGCTCATGGTGGACGCCTGTACTGCACGCGACGCCGCAGTCAACTTGTCCATGTTTGCCTTGAACTTGTCGGCCATCTCCGCCTCAAGGTACTCGTTGCCGCGCCGTTGTAGCAGGTCTTTAGCCTCCGCTGTACGGCCCTCGGTAATCATGCGCTTGACGCTGTTGCGGACTTTGATGTCTTCATTGAAGCGCTCGTACACACTGTTGATGATGCCGCCAGCGTCGTTTGGCTGGAACGCCCCGCCAACGAGTGGGTACTCGGACAAGCGTTTGACGGCGTTCTCGGGGGACTCAGACTTAGGCACGCCAACGCTGACGGCATGCAGGAAAGCCAAACCCAGCGTGCCTGTGTAACCACTGACAAGTTGCTCAAAGATTACAGGCGAGATGCCCATCGTCTTACCCAGCGCTTTGGAGATGTCTGCTGTGTTAGCCCGGAACTGCTCTTCTGGCAGCAACTCTTTCTCCCGCGCAGACAAGATGTCCCGACCTGTGTAGAACGACTTGCCGAGCCCTGCTTCGATGGCGGGCTTCATTACCTGTGGGATGCCATAAGACGAGCCGCCCGGAATCGTATTGAGAAGAATTTGCTTGAACGCTTTGACCGCTTCTTCACCGCCGTTCTTGGAGGTCATGGTGTTGTACACCGCCTCTGGCAACGCCTTGAAGATGTAGCCGATTTCAAACGGCAGGGGGATACGCACCGGCTCTGACACGCCGGGGATGCGAACAAACCAGCTACCGTACTTCTGGTCGGGGGTGGCGTTCTTGTAGGCTTCGTCGTCCTCCATAGCCGCTGCATAAAGCAAGGTGGCCCCCGCCATGAAAGCGCCGCGCTGCAACAACTTGGCTTGAATCTTCAATCTATCGTTAAACGGCAGGTTGCCCGTCATGGCCTTGTACATCACGTTCAGACCTTGAATCTGGGCGTTGAAGAACGGGATGAGTGCGTTGGCCGCGTGGATGCTTGGTGATGCCCCACGCTTGTTAAAGTTCATTGACTCCAGCGCCAGCAAGGTAGCCTCCATCTCGGACAGCCCTTGAGAGATGTAGCTGTTGTACTGAGCACGGCGAGTAAGCGCGTCTGCCTCCATACCCGTAGCTTCAAGAGCGCCCAGTGCCTTCATCCAGCCGGGTTTGCCGTCATTGATAGTGCGCAGAATCTGGCTAATGTCTTCAGAAGAACCCATCATGTACTGACTGCCCACAATACCGCGTTTCTCCAGCGTGCCTTTGGTCGCGCTGTTGATCTCCCGCAGAGCTCCGAACACAGGCGTGAAGTTAGCACCGGCCAAGATAGGAGCGGCCAACGAGTCACGGAACAACTGCTTTGCCATGTACAGGGGGCTCAGGGTAATTGCTTTGCGCAGAAGTTGTGACGGAACTGCCATAGCACGCAGCAGCACCGGCATCTGTGTGGGGATGCCCTCCATGCCCTTTACCAGAACATCAGCGGGCACGCCCGTGTTGAACTCCTTATTGCCGATTTTGATTGTCTCTGTGGAGATAACAGCGTAGCGATCTTCGCCGTCTTCTTTAAACTTGACCACATCTGGGCCAGCGGTCTTACCCACGATCTTGGCGGCGTTCAGACTCACCAGCTCAAACACGGCGTTCTTTGTTGCCAGATTGCGCATTGCCATGTCCACCAACATGTTGGTGTTCTGTACCGAGCTAATCATGAAGTCCAGAATGGGCTTGTCGCCACCAACCAGTTCTTTCAGGTGTGGCTGGTCAGTGATGTTGCCGAGCTTGATTGGCGATTCACCGCCAATAAGCAGTTGGGCCACGCCGTTTTGCTCCCGATAGAACGGGATGTAGTCGTTAGACGCGGACAGCATTGCTGCCGTGCTCTTGGAGATAGCGCCGCTGCTTGCCAAGAACTGAATCATGTCCCGGTTGTACGCGTTGTACTCGTCTCGGGCTTGGCCGAACACCTTCTTCAAGGCGGCGTTGCCATCAACGGCTTTCATAACATCTGCCAGCATGGCCTCTGTAACGTCTTCACCAAAGTTCAGCGCTTCAAGCCCTTTGTTCTCAGCGCGGAGTGCGGCCAAGTACATGGTAAACGTGCGGTTGACGGCCTCGCCGTTACCAACGTATGGCTGCGCGTCTTTGAGAATCCTGATGACGTTCTTGATGTTTGCGCCTTCTTTGCTTTCAATGATGTACTCTTTACGGCCATCAGCGCGGGTGATCTCCTTACGGATGGGGGCACCGTTCTCAATGGACTGCTGCACCATGTGCATACGCTGGTCGTACTGGCGCAGATACATCAGCATCTGAGAACCCTTGAGTGGCTCCATGTATTTGGCAAGGCGCTCAAAGCCAGCAAAGCGGTCAACCAGCATGGTCTCAAATGAGATACCAGTGGCGGCGGCTCTGATCTTCTCAAACATCGTCTTGTTCTTGGCGACAAACTTGTCCGTGGTCGAGCCAAGGCGCTCCATCTCTGGGCTGACATATCGAGGCTTGGTGGAGTAAAGAACGCCTGTAGTGTCTACGCTTTCAGCCGTTGCGCCTTTGGCGGCAACGCCGCCCTCGATTACAAAGTTACGGGCGTTTGCAACGATCTGTTGCACTTCTGAGTCCAGCACAACGGTAAGGCCAAAAAACTTGCGCAACGCCGCCTTGATAACGTCGTAGATTCTACGCAGCGCACTCTTCTCAGCGGGGGTTGTGCCGCCAGTTTCTGCCATCTCGGCAAGCACTTCCTCGACTGCAACCTGTTTAGTCAGGTTGGGTTCGTCCTTCATCTTGGCGTCAGCTTGTTTGCGCACAGCCGGATTGCCTTCGTACAACGTGTCCATAGTGGCATCGAGCGCCGAGCCAAACATCTCGCGCAGACCAAAGTGGCCGGTAGCCTCGTGTGCAATCGTAAGAATGACGTCGTTGCCGCTGTGCAAGTTGTCCGTAATCAAGTACACGATCTTGGTGTCGGGGTCGTACAGACCGGGAACCATGCCCGTCTTCCCGTCCTTTTTAATCTGTTCTTGGATACGCGCAGGTAAGCCGGTCTCACTTGCCACAATCACGATCTCAGGGGCATTCTTCCAGTTCTCTGTAACGCGTTTAACCAAACGCTCGACCGCTTCTGTCTCAAGAGTCGCGCCGCCTTGAGTCGATGTGCGGTACACGCCGCGTGCTTTTGCTTCACGTTTGAGCTGGGCCGGTGTCTTTGTGGCGTCTACCGCGTCATTTAGCGCTTGCAAAGCATTTTCCAGACGGGTTTCAGCCGCGTTTGCCTTTATCAAAAGTGCGGGGCTTTCTGTCGTCCGGGCTACGCTAAGCATCTGCGTAACCATGAGCGCTTCTTCTCGCGCATCAGAAACTTTTTGACGCAACGCGTCAATGTTTGCCTCCGCCATTTCTTTCTTACTGATTGGCACGTCACGCGACTTGACGCCACGGGCTTCCGACAGCGTTTGTTTGGTCGAGGTCCGGCCTTCACCGGCTTTGCTCTCTTCAGTACCAGCGCGGAACTGGGACGGGGCCGCAGTCTCTTCGCGGGTGACGGGGCCGATTGCACGCTTGCCTTGTTTTTTCTTCTCTGTTTCGAAGACAGTTTGGGCCTGCGCACTTTCAGCACGAACACTGACAGCCGCAGCTTCGCGTGCATTCTTAGCAGCATCATCAAGCGCTTTGCGTTCTTTTGTTTGTTGGGCAGTTAGCACCTGCACACGCTGGCCACCAACAAGACGTTCAACGCCTTTGATACCCGCGCTCTGGACTGTAGCCAGACGTTGCTCCAGATCACGTTTCTCTTTATCAGCCTTGACAGCTTCCTCACGGGCAAGCGCATCAGCGCGAGCAGCTACCTTGCGTTGTTCTTCGGCAGCACGGGCAGCAGCGGCTATCTCTGGCGGGGCAACTTGGGCACGCTTAGCCACCAAGTCAGCCACTTTATTTTGCAAACGCGCCAACACACGGAACTCAAACTTAACTTTGTTGTCGGTGTGTGCTGCGGCCACTAGGGCCGTAGTATCAAACGTAGCTTGCGCTTCGTTCTGCATAGCGTCAATTTTTGTGCGCGAGTCCGTGACTTCTTTTAACAGCGCATCAATCCGGGCTTTGTTGTCAGGGGAAATGCCTTCGGCGTCAGCAGCTTCGTACCGTTTTTGCAAGGTGGCTTCAGTTTCGGCCAATGATTTTTGCAGTTCCGCAATCTTTGGTTTTAAGGCTTCTTGCAAGGCTTCCGTTGCCACCCGCTTATCTCTAACCGCGAGATCAACCGCTTGCTGCAACTTACCGCGCTGCTCGGCTTCAAGGTCTTTGGCGGCGTCAATACGTACAGCTAACTTTTCTTTGGTCCGAGCGGTGGCGGTTGGTTTGGGCGCTACACGGGCAGCGTACGTATCGATAGCGCTAAGAAGCCCCTTCTTCATTTCCACAAGTTGTTTGGCAATAGTTCCAGCCTTGACGTTGGCGGGTGCCTGCAAGCCTTCCGAAAGCAGCAACGAATTTTGCTTGTTGGTTGTATCAACCCACTTGTTGTACCTGTCCGCCACAACCTTGGCGGCATCGTATTTTGCTTTTACTTTTGGGTCGGCTTTTATTTCTGCGGCGGTTGGTACACGCGGCTCAAACTTACCAAGGCTTGTGCCCACTTTGGGGAAGGCCATGCTCAACCACTTTGCCCCCTCCATACCAGACTGCGCGTCGTCAATCTGCTTGTTAAACAGTGCAATAGCTTCGCTGCGTTGCTTCATTACGTCGGAATAGCGGTTTGCTTGCTTCAGCGTATCGGCAGCACGGGCTATTGCGGCACGGGCTTTTAGCACCATTGGTGAGCGGTTGAAACTCTCCGCCGTAGCTCGAATCGTACCGAACTGCTTGGAGGGAGCAAACATCTCCAACTGGTTATCAACTTTGCCAACCGTCTCACTGCCTTGCTCCAACTGCCGGTATGCTGCAAGCGCGTCTTTAATGTCCTGCATGTATTCGCTGGCAGGGGCTTGCGCTACCGTCTTGCCCACATCTGCCGTCCGCCGTCCGCGAATGCCTTGCCGCATAGTGCCATCGGGGGTAACTTCGTATACGGGACGGCCTTCGTTCATTACCTTGCGGCTTGGAACAATTTTGGAACCCGTGTCTTCTCCCCGAAGAATCCGGCCAGCTTGAACTTCAACCGCATCAAGTAGGTTCCGCGATGCTTTGCCACGAACAATAACGTCCTGTGCCTGCTCCAACACTTCGCGTAATTCTTCTGGGATATTGCGTGTAAAAGCCTTCTCCAGCATGTTGCCAACGTAATCAGACCTGCGCCGCAACTCACCTGACAGAGTTTTTGTGTTATCACCACGCGCTTCAGCCGTCTTCTCAGCTTCTGTGGTGGCAAACTGCGTCTTGAGCAGCGGCTCAATTTTCTCGGCCTGTACATCAACTTGGCCAAGTCTGTCCCGAATCTGGTCAAGCTGGTCTTTCATTACCTGCACGGCCTGTGGGTACGCGCCAAACCTGTAGCCCTCGATTGGGCGTGAGTCAAAGACTTTGCGTTGCTCGTAACGAGCTTCCCTTACTATTTTGTTTGCCCGCATCTGCGCAGGCTCGACCAGCACTGGCTCGAAGGTGTCACGCTTTGGCTCGTTCTGGACGCGCTTAATCCACTCGTTGAAGGTGTCGTAAAGTTCTGACGCGGCCTTGACGGCTTCGTCTGTGGTCATGGCGGGCTGGCCGTTGGCACGTCGGTGGGTAGCGGCTTCTTGCAGCACTGCCTTAATAAAGTCTGCCCGTGCCTTCTCGGAGCGGGTAACCAAGCCTGCCTGAGTGCTTGAGGCCATCTTGTCTTCGCTCAGCACTTCGCCTTTGCGTAGTCTGTCAAGGCTCTCCTCCACGGAGTTGAGCGCTGCTTGCTGATCGTTACGGGATTTCAAGACCGACTGGGCGTACGCGCCACTGGCCTCGTCCTGCTCAAACTGCTGGAGCTGCTCAATAGCTTGATTGCCGCGCCCAAAAGCAGCAGATGCTGCGGAAGACTCCCCAGCACGTTTAGCAGTGATGTAGTCCTGCTCGGCTGTATCAATTGCTTTGGTCAGCGTATCGATGTTGGTCTTGATGCGCTTGGCATCGCGTGATGGCTTGATAGCTGGATTGACCGCTACAACAGGCTGCTGGCCTTCTAGCGCTTTCTCAAAGATCGGGTCGAGGTAGTCAAAGTTGACTTCGCCGGTTGCGCGAACTTCCTCCTCACCTGCCATAGACGCTTTGAGCGCTGCCAGTGGGTCTTTGTCTTCCGTAGTCTTCTGCGCCTTGAGGTCTTCAGTGCGCTGCGTCATCTCTTCTTTGGTGGCAGTGGCCTCGACCTTGGCTGCGGCAGTGTCTTCTGCCTTGAACTTCAATCGCAGCGCACCGTGAACAGCACCTTGCTCATCGGCAGAAAGACCGGGCAACGGCGTGCGGTTCTTTGCAACGGCTCGGGCCATTGCAGGGTCTTCCATCAAGTAGTCAACATAGTCCTTGGCGTCAGCGGCAGGTTGCTGCTCCCGCGCCAACGTAACGCGTTCCTCGGCATACTTTGTTTCAGGCCCCGGCGCGGCTTCTTCCTCTGGGATAGGCGCATTGAGCGCTGCCAGCCGTTGCTCACGCGTGCGCGTAGCCGGTGCCGGTGCACCCATCGTCTCCAGCATGTACTCTTCAGGCGTCATGCCTGCAAGACGGGCGGCTTCTCTCTCTTTGGCAACGATTGGCAGAACGCGGTTGTACTCGTTACCCAGCGCCTCGGCTTCTTTGGTGATCTTTTTGATCTGCTGTTTGATGCCTTTGTTGAACTCAGAGTCGGCAGTCTCTGTAGGAGAACCCTCTGTCACTTTGCGAATCTGCGCTTTCAGGTCGGCTTTCTGCTTCTCGACGGCTTGGTAGTCAGCCACTACCTTGCGGGCGTACTCCGGCTTCGAACGCTCAGCGGCCTCGTCTGCACGACGCTTTTCTTCCTCAATCCGCGCTGCTTGGGCTTCTTTAAACTGCTCACCTTCTGAGACTCGGGCTTCACCACGGCGCTCAACGTAACGGCCAGCAGGCGACAACAAGCCGCCAAGAACCGCACCGCCAACCATGCTGTCCCAGTACTCTGTTCGGGCTTTCTCATCAGTAAGATTCAAGCCAGCTTGGGCACGCTCCAGAACTTGTTGCCCAGCTTCAGTTAGAGCTTCAGTGCCCATTGCCTTGCCGGTGGCGGCTGCGTAGTCTTTGGCAATTTCTTTGATGCCTTGCTCAGCAAACTTCTTGGCCGCAGCACCGGAGACTTCAGCCCCGCCAGCAGACAAAATCTTGCGGATACCGGGCAGCATCTTCAAGCTGATTACATCGAGCGCAGCCTGTGGGATGGCAGCTAAAGCCGCAGAACCAAGATCAGTTTGCCCCAGTTTGAGATTCTTGTTCTCGTCCAACTGACGTTGCAAGTTGGAACCCGTGAACTGGGCGGCAGAGGCTGCGCCAGCCGCAGTGCCCCCAAGAACTGACGCACCAAGAGCGCCCAGACCAAGAGCGCCGGACACAGGGGCCGAAGCAGCCGCTCCACCCGCGATCAGTGGCGCGGCCATGTATGGCAAGGAGCCGCCCAACAACTCAGCGGTTTTAGTAAGCGGGGCTTCGCCAAAAGTCGCTGTGGGCTTGAAGGTCTTCTTCTGGTATTCCTCTTGCTCCTGCATGTACTTGGCAGCAGCTTCTTCGTCCATGATGCCGGTTTTGCCAGCGAGCGCAGCGAGGCCGGACTTGAGTCCAGAGTAACCTGCTTTAAGTGCGGGGGTGAAGCCTGATTCCGGGCCTTCGCCGGGGGCTGGCGCTTTTGCAAACAGTTCGGGGAATTTGGCTTGCGCCTTTGCCATTGCCTCCTCGTACGGCATGTCGTTTGGGACTTTAAGCGAGGAGCCATCCGGCAAAGGTAGATATTTAGCCATATCAATCGAATTGTGAGACCGTTGGGTAAGCGAATCCCCGGGGGGTCAGGTCCGGGAAGACGTAGCTTATTTTCGCACGCTTATCAGTCTTCGTCTAGAGTGTGCACTGCACCTGTGCCTGCCGGTGCAGCACTAAAACCGATTCCAGCCGCATACGCAGACAGGAACGGATTGTTCAGAAGCGCAGCACGCAAACGGGTTGTGGCCATCTGTGCCTTTACAGCGTCGGTAGCCATAGTGTATTGGGGGTCGGCGCTCAAGTCAGACATGACTTTGGCTTGCAACTTGCCGTACTCCGTACGCGCTTTTGCCGTATCACTTTGTGAAGCGGCCAGCATTTTGTTGCGGGCAAGTCCCGGTGCAGCAGCTATACCGGCAACTTGAATCCGGTTTTGACGATCCAAAGCGCTCTCGGCACGGGCTATATCGCTGGCAATTCCAGCGCGGGCATCCGTTCGGTTCTCGCCGTAAATTTTCATACGGGCATCAATCTGGTACTGCTGCCCAGCCAATGACGCGTCCCGGATGTCTTTGTTTGCGGCGCGAACGGCACTCTTGTCCATCATGGACTGGTTCTGCTTCAGCTCGTCTGTGCGATCACGGGCCTCGTCCAGTTTCTCCTGCGCCGCTTTCAGGTCTTTGATGCCGGACTGGTACTGTTTGAGGCCGACTCCAGCGCCTTGAGCAATGCCAGCAAGCCCGGGACCGCGAGACTGCATCATTGCCAGACCCGCTTCAAGGAGTGCCATGCCGGTGTTGGCATCTTTGGACTTATCCAACTCGGTTTGACGTTTGTTAGTACGCTCTTCCCGGTTTTTAAACTGGTCAGCGCGGGATGCAATGTCCGCTTCAAGTTCTTTTTTGCTGTCGGCTGCGCCCCTGTTGCGCTCGGCAACAAGTGCGTCCATTGCCACCTGCTCGGGATTTACGGTTGGCCCCATTGCTGTTTGTGCAGCCTTCAACTGGTCAAGGTACGACAAGCCTGCCGGAGCAGCAGGCGCAGGCGCAGGCGCAGGAGCCGGACGAGGACCGCCAGCACCCGCAACAGGGGGAGTTTTAACACTGGAAGCGGGGGGTGCAGTTGGGGGGAAACGGAGGGTTGGAGCACCGGGCGCAGCCGCTACGGGGGGTACTACTGCGGGAGCTACTGCCGGTAGTGTTGAAAATTGCTTGGTTGCGCCAACGTCTTGCGGCCCCATTGCCGCTCGTGTGGTGCCTGTGCCGGACATTTCTGCCGAATATGCAGCTTCCGCAGCGGCGACAGCTTGTTGCGCCGTGTTAAATTCGTTTTGTGCCGCCATAAAACCCTGCGGATCATCCCTACGCTGACGAAGCCCGTATGTGTACAGTGTCTGCTGCGCGGCGTCTCGCCTAGCGCGAGCGGCGTCAACCGCACCACCACCATCAAACCGCTGCACGTCGCCACCATCCAAAAGCCACGATGCCGCCACCGGCCATGCCCTGCATGTTGGGCGCTGGGAGAGCGCCGATACCCACATCTTCTGGCATGGGCTGTGGGGCCGGTGCCACCATCCCGGCAATACCTTGATCGACCACTTTGGGCTGCGGTGCCATACCTTGCTGGCCCTGCGCGGCATCGCGCATCTGCTTGCGGCGGTTGGACTCGGACAGCGCCAGCGACACCGTGTACGGGTCGTTCTTGTGCATCATGG